ACTGGGCAACTCAGCGCCCGTAGCTCAGTGGATAGAGCGGCTGCCTCCGGAGCAGCAGGCCGCAGGTTCGAATCCTGCCGGGCGCGTTTCCCGTGTCCCGCATGGTCATGCGCGATGTTGGCATCCCGGCTGGACTCATCGGTCGCCTTCCGACGCCACTTCGTCGCCACTACGTTCCTGGTCGGCCTCGAACTCGCCGAACCGGCGGGCGATGTCGGCGCCTGCCCCCTCGATCAGGGTGCCGTAAGAGCGCTCGATCATCTCGACGCTCGTGCCCATGATCCTCGCCAACTCGAACACCGAGACACCGGCCGCCAGCGCGTTCGAGGCGAAGGTGGAGCGGAGATCGTAGATGCGGGCCGGCTGCGCGATCCCCGCGGCTTCGATCGCCGGTCGCCACTCACGGCCGCGGAAGTGATCGAGGTTGATCGGCTTCCCGCGCTTCGACGGGAAGATCAGCAGCGTGTCAAGCCGCGGCGGAAGTGCGTCGATCGCGTCGAGGGCACGCGGTGAGAGCGGCACCTGCCGGCGGCTCCGGGCGGTCTTACCCAGCTCCACGATCTCGCCGCTTGACACCGTTTGGCGGACGGTGAGCATGCTGGCAGCGCGGTCCACGTCGCGCCGTTCGAGCGCTTGCCACTCCTCGGGCCGGAGCCCGGTTGCTGCCGCGAAGATCGGGAGCGGCCGATACTGCGGCGACATCTCGGCGGCGATCGCCTCGATCTCGTCGTAGGTGTACGCGCGGATCGTTCGGGGGGGCGGCTGGGGATTGCGACCCGCCAGCTTGGCCGGATTGCGGGTGATGTAGCCCCAGCGGCAGGCAGCCTCAAGGGTCTGCCGCAGCGCCTGCAGGACGCCGTAGCGGCTTCTCCTCAGGCAGCTGCGACCGCCAGGACGCGATCTCGCCGCTCATACGTTCGAGATCGCGCAGCGGCACATCACCGAACGCGGCGGTCGCGTAGCGGAGTCGCTTCCGTAGCTCCACGATCGTCCGCGGTCGCACCGTGGCGGCGTGGCGCTCTAGGTACAGCGGCACGAACTCGGCAAGGGTCAGCTCAGGTCCAAGTCCGGGCTCGCCACGGTCGAGCCTCGGCGCGACGTTCTCGGCGAACCAGCGGCGGGCCTCGGTCTTCGTCTTGAACCCGGCCCGGTGGGGGCGGCGTCCGTCCTCGGGCCAGCGGATTCCGTAGCCGGTGGCGGTGCGGTAGACGCTGCCGATCGTTCGGCGTGGCATCTCAGTCCTCCTCGTGGTCGTCGGGGTCGGTAGCAACCGATAGCGTAGCCGCTGGGCGGCGGCCCGCGGGGTCGGTAGCACTTCCTCGCTCGGTCGTCGCCCACTCCTCCTCCAAGGCGTCGAGCCGATCCTCCCGGAAGCGGAGCCGGCCTCCGGGGGTGCAGAACGCGATCCCCTCCATCTTGCCCTGGCGCACCCACCGAAGGATCGTCTCGGGGTGGTGGCCGTACCGATCGGCGACCTCGCGGGCGGTGAGGCGGCGGGCGGTCATGACTCGTCCACGGTTGCGCGATAAGCGCGATAAGCGCGATAAGCTCTCACGCGGACACCCTTTCCGCGCTTTCCGCGCTTTCCGCGCAGTAGTAACGAGTGGACGGCCGCCCTCCGGTCGCCTCCTCCTCGCGCCAGACCCTGCCCGCCGATTCGAGATCGCCGAGGGCGCGATCCAGGTCAGCGGCGCTGCGATGCCGGCCGAACAGGTCGCGGATTTCGTTCCGTGTCTTGCCTTCCGGGGCCACTCGCCGCAGCTCCGCGAGGATCGTGTCGGCGGTCGGGTCGCCGCTGCGATCGCCAAACAGGAACCGGGCCGATGCTTCCGCGTATTCCCAGACTGCTAGCGCGGCCCCAAGGTGTTCCGCGGCCACGATGGGGACGCCGTCAGGATTGGGGTCCAGGAGCGCGTAGATCGTCGCCAGACGCCGCACTTGCGGGGCGGCACGGGCCGTGATCGCGCCGAACATTCCCGGCGCTCCTGCGGTCAGAACACCGTAGACGTGCTCCCACACTTCCCGCGCGCCTTGGTCGAAGTCCAACAGCCCGGTCGTCCGCCCGTAGTCGATCGCCTCGCCAAGCCGGCGCGTGATGGGGTTCCAATCGACCCGGTCGATCTCGCCGCCGAACGGGAGTACCTTCGAGCGCTTCGCGCATATCCAGAGCCACCTATTCCCGAAGCCGTTTGACTGCTCGGTCGAGGTCAGCTTCCGGCGCAGCTCGTCCGCGGTGATGTGGCCGACTATCGAAATGTGGGGATTCGACGCCCGCGCCTGATTTGTCTTTACCAAGGTGTCGAGCCGCGACCCGTCCCAGGCTTGCCGCATCACCTCGCTGAGCGTGTTCCCCTCCCGCTTCATCCGCTCCAGGACCGACGCAAGCTCCGACTCAACGACGAACAAGCGCTTGTCATCGACCCCGAGGTCGGCCAGCTCGGTTATGAATCCCGCCTCGTCGGCGCGCTTCTTGTCCTCCTTGGTGCGGGCCTTCCGCCGCTTCTCAATCGGGTCGCGGACGGCCCAGATGAGACCTTCACCCGACGATAGGCCGGACTCGAAGCGGTCGCTCCATTCAGGATGCGCGGCCTCGATCGGTCGTCTCGCTTGGCCCAGGCTCGTGCCCTTCCGGCCTGACGAGGTGTCGCCGACGATCGCGACGAACAGATTGCAGAAGTGGCGGTCAGCCTCGACCTGCCAGCCCGGAGATCGCCCCACCGCGTTCCCCACGCCCGCGAGGAACTGCGCCAGGATCGCTGCCGGATCGGCCTCCGAATGAGGCTCGATCTCGCGGACGATCTCGCCCGCGAGTCCGTGGAACGCGGTCTCTTGCATCGGCTCCGGCCAGGGGGTGTGATCCGCGTCGTGGCGCGTCGGCCCTACGTCGGGATCGGGTCGCTTGAGAAGGCAGGGCACACACAGCACGGCGGCCTGGAGGTCGTCGTACTCAACACGCGGCGGGACCCCCACCTCCCCGCAGTCAGCGCACGTCGGGGGACCATCATCGGGAACAGCGGACATCGGCGATCTCCAAATATGTAGATCGCGGGTCGGGTGCTGCCCCGTGGTGAGGACGCTACCAGGACGGCCCGGACGGAATAAGCAAACGGCCCCCGTCAGGGAGCCGCTCGCCCGCAGATGATTTGGAGATCGTGTCCGCTGGGGTCAAACCCTAGCGGCAGCGTCGGACCAGGCGGCCGTAGGACGCGGTGGACAACACAGGAGGAATCCGTTGTCCATTCCGTACAACTGCTCGGCCCACAGGAAGTCTCTATAGAGAGTCCGGCACACCGCCGGCCCCGCCCGGAAAGTCGTCGCCGCCCCCAGGATCGAGGCCCCGAGAGCGGCGACTGCCGCAGGAGACAGACCGGGCTCCATGGAGAAGAGCCCGGAATGGATGCAGCGGATTCAGCGTAGCTTGCGCGCCGGCGCGTACCAGGACGCCGGCTCGAATGCGCCCAAACGCTATGGCGTCACGCACGAGCTATCGAAGGGGATCACCTGCGGCGACCCGCCCCAGCCCCTCATACGGCTGCAGAGAGCCCCGCTTCGGAGGCGCCGGGAGGCGGCGCCCTCAAACACCGCCCCCCGGACGTGTTCCGGCGGGTTCCCGGCGCGACCGTGGGCTGCGAAACACAAGATCGCGCCGGGTATGGGGAGCAGCTCCCGCCGGAAGTCTTGGTTCGGCGGGTCCGGCCGGCCCGAAGGAGGAACGTCGGGCCTGGCGAAGCCCAACCGGCCGGGGGTCGACTCCCGCCGAAGCTGTTAGCGGCGGCGACCCCTTCCACCGCGAGCACCGGATCGGGTCCGCTGGCGCAGGGATGCCGCCGCCTTGGCCGCCTTTCGCCTCGCCTTAGCGCCGGGCTGCTTGCGCTTGCCCTTCGCCTTTGCGTTGCGCCGTGGCATTAGCTGGCCGCGATCCTGACCGCCGCCGCCTGACGCTCGGTGCCGAACGCCGCGTGGCCCTCGAGCCGCACGGTCGACTTGTTCGTCGCGCCCGCATCTTCCTCGAAACGAGCGAGGGTAATCGGCGAGACGTACAGTTTGCCCAGCGCTTGTACGTCTGCGACGGCGGCTGCCGGGATCGACTTCGAGATGCGGACTTGCAACCCGTAGATCGTCCGCGGCGCGAGCTGCGCCGGAGCGAACACGAAATCGTTCGTGCCGCCGGTAATGCCGCTGACCAAGGTGTCCAGCGCCTCCGCATCCTGCGGTCGCAGGATTACGGTGTCGGCGTTGTACCCATTGCCCTGGATCGTGGTCATCGCCTTGCGGATCGAGACCAGCAGCGGGTCCGAACCCGGCGCCTGGAATCCGCTCGCCGCGATCGCGTCCAACACGAGCTTGTCCAGCCCGCCATCGAGCGAGTGCCGGAGGTCCTGCTCGATCACCGAGCGGAACGCCGGCTGCTCGAGATGGATATTCGGCACTCCACTCTGAACGCTGGCGACTTGCTTCAACGGGACGACGACGTCATCGACCGTCGAGCCGGTTTCCGGCTTCGTGGACGTCGCGGTGATGTCCCTGATCACGTTGCTCGCCGAAGCCAACGACCGAGCCGTCTGTTGCAGGACGTGAACTGAAGTCACGTCGCGCCCAACCGGCACCTGAGGAACGACCGGCCAGAGGTACCTGACGTCGTACCCGAGCGGCACGGACTCGCGCTCGGCCTGGTTGATGTCATCGACCGAACCGGAGACGGTCAGCGTTCGGAACTCGATCGCCGTCCTGTACTCGGGCCATTCGAGCGTCGCCGTCTCGCCCGGCCATCCGCGCGCGCGGAACTCGTCGGCCAATCCGCGCCGTGGCGCTGAGGTCCGCTCCTCGACACGCAGGGAGCCGGTCGAGGTCGTCCGCTCCTCGGTCTGCTCGGAGCGATCTTCGGCCCGCTCCTCGCCGTCGTTCTCGTTGGCCGCCCGCTCCTCGGCGGGGGCCTCAGTGGTCTCTTGTTCCACTTTGGTCTCCTCCTGCCGCTCGGGAGCGGCGGTTGTGTGTTGTCTACTGCGAAGCTCGATGCTCGCCTCGGGGTAGGCGGGGTAGGTGGCGACGGTGACGTCGTGGAGGCGAGCCACCTTGGTTACGGTGCGGACGTCGCCGTCCCACTGCTCATCGCCAACCTGGAAGCGGAACGAGGCCCCGTCCAGGTCACCGCGCGATACCGACTCACGCAGATCACGTGCAGCCGTCGTTGACGGTAGATCGGCCTCAAAGACGAGGCCCTGTTCGTCCTCTGAGAGCCGCAGCGTCCCCGCCTTGGTCCGGGCTAAGGGAGGCGGCTTATGGTCCACCAGGAGCCGCACGTCATCGCTCAGGACGCCTGTAAAGGCACCTGGGGCGATCCGCTCCCGGAATCCGCCCAAGTCCTCGGACAGGACGTTGAACACCGCTGCGTGGCCGTGCAGGGTGTTGCCCTCGGTTGAGAGCTCGCCGACGTCGACGTCGACCGTGCGCTGTTCGGGTGGGTTGCGATTCTCGTGTTCGGTCATGAATCCTCCAAGGGACTACGGTTCTCGAGCTCTCTAACTTCATTGAGGGTCAACCAGCCCGACCGAAGCGCCTTCTCATAGACGTCGGCCCGCGTCGCGTCATCGCCACGCAGGAGCCCGGATAGCTCGAACTCGGCATACGTGGCGCCGGGGCACAAGTCCGGGTCGGCGCTGATCGCCTTCTCGATCCGGGTGAGCCAGGGACGCAGCGAGTGCATCGCGAACGCCCGCATCTGCTCGGTCGTGTTGCTGTACGTCAAAGAGTCTCCGGTCGCCACCCCGAGCATCCAGCCGGGGACCCCGAAGACCCGCGCGACTTCGCGGGCGCTGTACTCCCTCTGCTGGATGAACTCCTGATCGCGCATGCTCGGATCGACCGCCGAATAGGAGAGCTCGCCCGTCATCACGGCGATCGAGCCGTGCCCAGGTGGCTCGCGGTCCCAGCCATACTGTGCCTTCGCCTCGTCCTTCAGGTTGAATAGGTCATCCCGACCCACCGGTGCATCGCCCGAGAGCGAGAGCACGCCGGACGGTCGAGCATCGTTTCCGAGCCAACTCGTGATGTACGTGGTCAGGCCGTCGCTCAGCGCCAGCACCTTCGCCGCCTGGCGGACGGTGCTCATCCCCCGGACGCCGTCGCTCGAGAGCGCCTTGACGTGGCAGACGTCATCCGGGCCATGTTCGGACAAGCCTTCGCGCCTCAACACGGTGTAGATCACGCGCGCACCGACCTGCTCCACGGTCACCGCGGCCGGGTCCAGTAGACCGAGCTGGACGATCTCGCGATCCGAGCGGTACTTCGCCAGGAACGCATCGCCGAAGGTGAGTAGGTGTGCCATGAGCTGGCCCACCAGGTCGACGGACGTGGTGCCGGGTGAGGGTCGCCGGAGCAGGGTGACGAGCCGCTGATCGTCGCCGGCCGGAACGCGGGAGCCGTTGGGTAGGCGCCTGTACGCCCGGAGCGGCAGGGCGGCAACCGCATCGCTGAGCAGCCGTACTGCCGCGAAGACATCGCCAATCCGTAGGGCGGTTTGCTCGTTGACGGGTGGCAGCGCGGTTCGGCGCGACGTGGCCGGTGCCCACGTCTCCTGCACGGTGCCGCGGGTGATCGTCCTGCTCTCGCTTTCGGTGCCAGTGAGGAAATCGGAAATCTTGCCCATCACATTCCAGTCTGTGTCCGTCCTCGGACGGCCTCAGACTCGTTATGTCGTGGACAAATCCCCTGCAAAAGTGCGGATGGTGCAGCCGGCGGATCGAGCAGCCCCGCACCGGCCGCCCGCGGAAGTGGTGCTCCAAACACTGCCGCCAGCGCGCCTATGAGCAGCGGCGGCTCGAGGCCGCGATGCAGGCCGGCGAGCAACGCGCCCAGGAGCGGGCGCGGCCGTTTCTCGCATGACCTTCGACACCTTCGCCCGAAGCGCGGGGCTCGCGCTCGAACCTTTCCAACGGCGCATCGCGAAAGCGCTCGGCTCTGACGTGGAGGAGGTCGTCGTGCTCCTGCCACGCGGCAACGGCAAGACGACGCTCCTCGCCGCCTTCGCGCTCTGGCACCTGCTCGAGACGGAGGACGCGTGGGTGAACTTCACGGCCGGCACCCGCGAGCAGGCGGCGCTCGCGTACGAGCATGCCGTCCGCTTCGCGCATCGGCTCGGCGACGATCGCCTCCATGCCACCCGCCGCGAGCTTCACTTCCGCCCCGATCCGGGATCGCGGCGATTCACCCGCTACATGCGGGTCCGTCCCGGCGAGGCGGCTGCGCTCCAAGGGCTCGACTCGACCTTGGCGGTAATCGACGAGATGCACACCGCGACCGACGAGTCGGCCTACGTCGCGATGCACGGCTCGTTGAAGGTGGAGGGAGCGAAGCTGCGGATCATCTCGACGGCGGCACCCTCGGCCGACTCTCCGCTCGGACGGCTGAGAGCGCGCGCGCTTGCTCTGCCAGGAGCGCAGCGACGTGGAGCCGTAGTCGAGGCAAGAGGCCCGGACCTCCACCTGATCGAGTGGTCGTGTCCTGAGGAGACCAAGCTCTCGGATCGACGCCGCATCCTGGCGGCCAACCCGGCCTCGTGGCGGACCTGGGAGGTCCTGAAGAAGAAGCGCGACGCGGTACCCGAGTCGAGCTTCCGCCGCTACTTCATGAACATGCATGCGGTCAGTGGCGAGTCGGCCTGGCTTCCGGCCGGTGCGTGGCAGAAGTGCAAGGCCGAGTACGAGATCGAGGACGGCGAGACGATCTTCTGCGGGCTCGACGTGGGCGGGTCCAGGGCCGCCACGGCACTCGTTTGGGTCACCGAGGACCTGCGAATAGGCGTCCAGACGTGGGAGGGCGAGGAGGCCGTGATCTACGCCGAGGAGGCGCTGAGGGACCTCGCCGAACGCTTCGACGTGCGGCGGGTCTACTTCGATCCGTGGCGCTTCGGCTCCCAGGCACTCGACCTCTCGCAGCGCGGTCTGCGGATGGTCGAGTACCCGCAAACCAATAGCCGCCTCGTGCCAGCCACGGAGAGGCTCTCAGCGGCGATCCTAGAGCGACGGCTGAGGCATCCCGGCGATCCCGTGCTCGACGCGCATGTACACGCCGCCGTGGCGAAGCAGACCGAACGCGGAGCACGGATCGCCCACGCCGGCGGACGTCACACGTCGAATCGGATCGACGCGGTGATCGCATTGGCGATGGCGCTTTCCGCGTTCGAGGAGCAGCCTGCCCCGACTCGGCTCGTGGGATGGATGTAGCGCGCCCCTGCCTTAGCTGCGGGCGGCTGATCGGCTCGGGGAGTCGCTGCCGGCACTGCAAGCTCCGTCGACCGCGCGGTAGACGCTGGCAGGCGGTCAGGCGCCAGGTCTTTGCTCGATTCGGCACCGCTTGCCATCGTTGCGGCGCACCGGCCACCGATATCGACCATTTGCGCCCGATCGCCGCCGGTGGCGACGACTCGCCGGCCAACCTCAGGCCCTCGTGCGCGGGCTGCAACCGGGGCTGGCGGTAGCAGCTTGTCATAGGCTCGTCTCCGCAAGATGGCAGTAGACGCGACACCGATCCTGACCGCTGCGGTGACGGGGATCACCGGGGTGCTCGGAGGGCTGCTCGGCTACCAGGCGGCGCGGCAACAGGGCAAGGTCGAGCTGGAGCGGATCAAGCTGGAGCGCGACCGGCTCGCCCGAGAGATGGACGAGCCGCACCTGCAGCACCGCCAGGGCGTGTATCACAACTTCCTGGACTCGGCCCACCGCTGGCATCAGGCCCAGTACATCGAGCCGTTCACCGAGGACGAAGCGAACTCCTACTTCACCTGGGCGCGCCAGTTCGAGCACCACCTGAACGCGGTAAGCCTGTTTGGTACCGCCGCCGCGTACGAGGCAGCTCAGAAGCTCGCGAAAGCGATCGAGGTCTCGATGGGCGAGGAATACGCCGGGGAGCACGAGCGCAGATTTCTGACCACCTATCAGGAAACCATCGAGGCGATGCGGCCCGACACCGCGCCCGCGAACATCCTGAAGACGAAGCACGAGACCGTGAAGAACTGGTGATTCGGCGCGCGCCGGTCAGTGGCACAGTGAGCCGGGACGCCGTCTCTAAGAAACCGGGGGCCGATTTACTCCGACAGCCCGGCGGCTTCGAGGGCCTACTGCTTGATCAGCTTGATTCTCTTGCTTCGGGTGTTCGGCTCGCCGCCGTCCGAAGCCTCATGGCAACGTCCCCAATACGATGCAGTCGTTGAACCCCGCTCTCCTGAACTCCGCGGAGAGTT